GCACATTGTGAGCCATTACGATGTGGATGTAAAGAAAGTGAACGGTGAACGGGTGTTTTCTGTGCGGGATTACGGTGTAGTGATGCCCGAAAACATGCTTGAAATCTGCAATTTGGGCCGTAAATCGCCCATTCAGATACACCGTGAAAACCTTGGATTGGCGAAAGCTGCGCAGGAATTTGGAAGTGAATATTTTGGCTCTGGTGGCCAAATGACTGGTATTTTGTCCAGTGATCAGCCGTTAAAAAAGGAGCAAATGGATGTTATCCAGCATTCATGGAACAAGGCGAACACGCAAGGAGGCACTAAGCTGCTGCCATTTGGCTTCAAATATTCGCGGATCAGCATTAGCCCAGACGAGGCACAATTTATTGAAACGCGCAAGTTCCAAGCAGAGGAAATTTGCAGGATTTTTAGCGTTCCGCCTGCTTTGGTGCAGCTGGAGAGCCAAACAACGTACAACAACGTGGAGCAACAGAACCTAATGTTTGCTCGGCACACCATTACACCTTGGGCCAAGCGCATCGAGCAGGAAATAGACAGAAAATTGATACAATCACGGGAGCGGCCACAGATTTACAGCAAGTTCAATTTGAACGATTTGTTCCGTGGTGACATGCAGGCCCGCGCCGATTTCTACACCAAAATGCTCCAAAACGGTGTGTTGAATATTAACGAAGTCCGAGAAAAGGAGGATTTGAACCCAACGGCTGGAGGTGATGTGCATTTGGTGCAGGTGAACCAACTGGCTTTGGATCGCGTGGGTGAATACTCGGACAAAATCTCAAGCAATGAAGGATCAGGAACAATTTGAACAAGAAATCCGCCAGCAGTACGGAGAAAACGTCGAGCTGCGGACAGCCGAAGTAAGAGCCGCCGAAGGTGGTGATTTAGTCATCGAAGGCTATGCAGCCAACTTTGAACAGACCACGGATTTAGGTTATTTTAAAGAAAACATCGCACGCGGAGCCTTTGACGAGGTGCTAGAGGACGATGTACGTTTGCTGCTGAACCATGCAGGTGCACCGATGGCACGCACTACCAACGGCACGCTGGAGCTGATGGTAGATGACAATGGTTTGCGTTACCGCGCAGCTTTGGCCGATACGCAGGATGGCCGCGATTTGTACAAACTAATCAAGCGCGGCGATATTTCGCAAAGCAGCTTTGCATTTACTATTGAAGACCAAACGTGGAGCGAGGACAGAAGCACCCGCACCATTGACAAAGTAGGCCGTTTATTAGACGTTAGTCCAGTGACCTACCCAGCTTACCCAACAACCACCGTAAGTGCTCGCAATTACTCTGCTGCTGCTATTGAAGTAGTGGAGGAGCGCACGGAGGATGTACCCAATATGCCCGATAATACACCCGCTGAAGAAACGGCAACGGCTACTGCTGAAGTTCGTAATTTAGCACCAACAATTTCTCCGAAAATGACCCTAAATGACCTCAAAGGCCAACGCTCCGCACACTACGAGGAGTTCGTGGCTATCGGCCAAAAAGCAGACAGCGAAGGCCGCGTAATGACTGAAGCAGAGCAAGAGCGCTGCGATAAGTTGGACAATCTCATCTCAGACCTTGACGTGAAGATCAAGCACAAAGAGCGCGAGCAACAAATGGTTGCACGTAGCATCTCTGGCCACTCACCATCTAACAGCGAGCAGCGCGAAATTGAGCGGGTTCACGGTGCGTTTTCTTTGTCTCGTGCCGTTGCTCAAGTAGCCAATGGCCGCAACTTGGAAGGTGCGGAAGCTGAATGGGCGCAGGAAGCAGCCAAGGAAGCTCGCAGCCAAGGTTTGCAAATGGCTGGACAAATCGCTATTCCGTCCATCGCTTTGCGTGCTGGAGCAGCTGACGATTTCCAAGCTACATCAGGTGACGGGTCTGGATTTGTTCCAACCAACGTACCAGGTGTCATCGAAGCCTTGCGTGCTCCATCAGTAATTGAGCAGCTCGGAACCACCGTAATCCGTAATGCTACGGGTTCCTTGAAGTTCCCACGGGTTTCTGTTAAGGCTTCTGGAACTGGCGAGGGCGAGGTAGATGCTAACGCAGCATCAGGCATGGAAATGGACGAGCTGACCCTCACTCCACAACGTGTATCCGCGAAGACCGTTTACAGCAAGCAGTTGGTTTTGCAAGGTGGTGCGGAAGTGGACCGTTTAATCGCTGCGGAATTGGCTGCTGCGATGAACGCTTACATTGATGACACATCGTTCGATACCATCTTGGCCAGCTCCGCAATCAATGTTAGCACATCAGGCGATACCGCTTTGGCTGCTGCTTTGGCATTCCAAATGGAAGCCGATGTTTTGGCTGACGGTGCCAACCTCGGTGGTGCAGCTTACGTCATGTCTCCATTGGCTTACCAGTTGAGCAAGGCGGAAGCAGCCGTTTCTAGCGTTAGCGCATTGTGGGATAATGGATTGTTCAACGGATACCGTGCAGTGGCCACGCCATACTTGGTTAACGGTTTGTTGGCTGACGCATCTACGGTTGCTGGTCAGATGTTGTTTGGAAACTTCGCACAGGGTGCCATCCTCGCTTACTTCGGTGGCTTGGACATCTTGGTAGATCCTTACACTGCTGCCAACAAAGCGCAGATCACTTTGCACGTTAATCGTTTCTTCGATTTCGACATCCGCCAGCCTGGTGCACTCGCAAAGGCTACGCAGTTGACCTAATCTTGTTTCGTTTGTTTGTGTGTGTTTTGGAGGGTGGGCCTTTGTGCTCACCCTTTTTTTGTTCTTCGTAATTTGCAGGCATGTACAGTTACAGCATCGCATATACTAGTAGTGCCACACCCGCCGATATTGTGAGCACGGCCAATCTTAAAGCGCACCTGCGGGTGGATCACAACGATGAAAACGCATTCATTGAGGCACTGCGGGACGCGGCCATCGAGCACGTGGAAAGCTATTGCAACATCCGCTTGGGCGATGTTACGGCTGTGCTGTACTTAGACGGATTCCCGTGGATGGCGGAAGTACCCGTCGGTCCCGTTAGCGCAGTAAGCGAAATCAATTACAACGATACCACCACGACCACGGCAACATTGGCCAGCACGCGTTACTACACGGACCTAACCCGCAAGCCCGCCCGAATTTCGTTTATTGATCCGCCTATGGTGGCAGATTACGTGCACAACGGCGTGCAGATTAGCTTAACCGTGGGTTATCCTGAAGCCGATGTGCCAGCAGCTATCGTCCATGCCATTAAGCTCATGGTGGCACACTGGTATGAGAACCGCAGGCAGGTAATCACCAGCAATCCATACGAGATACCAATGGGCGTGCATTCATTGTTGAACCCGTACCGAATCATCAACGCACGATGAATATTGGTAATATGGATCGGCGCATTAGTTTGCAAAGCACCACGCTAACCACTAACGATTACGGGCAGCGGGTGGCATCATGGGCTACGTATGCCACGGTGTGGGCATCTATTAAGTACAAAAGCGGAGGCGAAAAGTTAACGGATGATCAGGTAGGCAGCACGCAAACGGTGGATTTCACCATACGTTACAGCACGGACGTAAGCGGAGCCAAAGCATCGCACCGCATCGTTTACGATGGCAACAACTACGAAATATTGTACGTGCAGGAGATAGGCCGCAGGGAAGGATTGAACTTGGTTTGTGAACTGCGCAGCGCATGATTGAGTTCGACAATAAGCAAATGGAACGCGAGCTGAAGAAACTTGGCAAGAAAATGGCCAAGATTCAGCAACGCATGGACGGCACCAAATCCAAGGAGCTGCTTAAAGCGCATAAGGAAATTGGCAAGGTGTACCACCAGCAAGTGAAGCGCAACATTAAAAATTACCACGAGGATACCGTAGTCAAGAAAAAAGGCAAGGAATACCCAATCGTGCGCGGGCAATTAAAGGCATCCATGGGCAACTGGAAACCAAACAGGAATAACGTAAATATCTTAGCTGGTCCACGTGCTAACTCACCAATGAAAAAGAAAGTGCGCGAAACGGCCAACGGTTGGTATGCTCACTTTGTGGAGGAGTTTGGAACAAACAACAAAGGCG